CTCAGTAACGCGATAGGCCCAACCCCTCTATCGCGGAGGAACCGGCTGGTTTGGAGTATTCCTGCCAGTCGGTTCTTTTTTATTCCTACATATCTTCGTCTGGATTCGCGACGCGAGTCGCCTCATATGGTAGGGCTGAGCCTCGCTGTGGCTCGCCTTTACCCCAGCCTTTAACCGGCTTTCCGTCTTTATTCTTGACTGTCATGCGACGGAATCCAAGACGTTGCATGATGTCATTGATACGTTTCTGAACGGCAGCGTTCCGGCGTTCCATTGGAATGCCGAGTGCTAAATAAATTTCATTTGGATCTGTTCGGTAGACCTGACCGTCAAAAAGTGGGCTGAGAACACCCTCCCAGGGGTCCTCCACGCGTCGTCGTTCCTGCTGTATAGCGGCGTGTCCATACAGGTCCGGCGATAGGCGTATGGACTCACCCATAGCCTCCCGAGCAGTAGCTTCGGCCCACAATTGATCTCGCCATAGCCGTATCAGGTCGATGTTGAATTTCTTAACTCTGATCGGCCAAAAACGACGATTTCCAGTTGGGTCCTCGAGATACGTATGGGAGTTGGTTGTGCCGATGATGACGAACTGTCGGGGCTGTGAAATTGGTAGTCTAGCATAGGCCATACGGACCGGGCCATCAATCTGTCGTGACAGCATTGCTTTTAGATGCTCCATATTGCGAGCACCCATCCCAGATAATTCAGCAGCTTCGATAACCCACTTGCCAGTTGTGCGTTCAATAATCTGCTTGGCATCAACGTTCAACGGCAGGTCATCAGAGAACCAATCTTCGTTTGGGCACAGTGCTCGCAAGACTGATGACTTCTCGAAGCCCTGATCGCTTTCTAGGACCAACATCTCGTCAAATTTGCAGCCGGGTTTCATCACCCGTCGAACTGCCGCAATGAGGACGATACTAGAAACCAAGCGAACAAACTCTGTATCGGCAGCTTCACCGGCTTGGATGAGCCACTGATCTAATCGAGGTTCACGATCCCAGACGAGAGATTTGAGGTAATCCTGAACAGGGTGGAACGGGTTTTGATAGGCTGTGTCGCGGATGACGACGTCAAAGAACTCCATCGTTGGCCGAAATTTGAACGTCTTATCAATTTCTAGCCAGATACGGTTTGAGACAGCATCCTCTAGTGGCCCATCATATTGCCCGTATTTGATTTCCGGCTTTTGGCTGAATCTGTTAAAGGCGAGGGTGACTTCTAGCTTGGCAAGTGCTTTGCGAATATTTTCCTGACTATTCGCTAAGATCTTCTCGGCCTTGCCATCGTAGGCGAAGGTAGAAGTGCTTCCGCCCCAAATCTTTGAAAGTGACTTTAGGAAGGCAGGCCCAATATTATCAGGCATAAGCTCTTTAAGAGCTTTTGCCGCCTTCATTGGGTCGTCATCTGATCGGGCGTATGTGCTGTTGATTGTTCCTACACGGTCCTCGAATTCAGAGTCGTGGACATAATCACCAGCAGCCCGAAATATTTGGGTAGTCTCTTCCTTCTCTAACCCTAACTGATATAGAACCCCGGCAAGACACAACCCCCAATCGTGCCGATTACCTGGGGGATTATAGTGTCGAGCTACGAGCGCAGTTGTGGCGAGGAGCTGAACTTGTCGTAAAAGAACAGTAGGCTCAGGCTCTGACAGGTCGCCGAGTTCGCCTTCCCATGTGAGAACTTCCCCACATGGGTGGATACTCGGCGGAGCCATCGACTGATGATTTGTGCGGATTTCTACGAGAGTGGCTTTCTTCTTTTCCTGGACGCTGAAGTCCATGAATACAATCGACTTTTCAAACTTGCTCTTATAGAGCCAGTGCGATTGCGGTTTGGATTCACGTCCATACACACAGCCCGTCTGAGGTAAAAACCCCGGAGCTAGTGCAACGACTTCCATCGAGTCACAATCAATGTCAATGAGTCCATTAACACTGCGGATCCCGATGTTATCTTCCGGCCTGAAGTCTGTAGCTTTGAAGACTAATTTAATCCACTGTGGATCGTAACACTCTTTCGTCTTTGAAGCTAGCGGAACAACCTGCCACCCTTTGTTGATATACTGTGCCGCGATATCGCGGACAGACGTGCTGGGTCTACCAGGTAGCAACGGTCACACTCCGTATGGGGGGATAGAAAATGCTTGGCCCCCGAGGACGGTGTGAACGCCTCGGGGCTTAGTGAGAGTAAGATCGGGGAGCCGGCCAAGCCCCACACCAAGCATGTATCACTATACTACACATTAGGGGCAAACCGCAAGGGGTATTGTAATGAGCTAAAAACTGTGCTATACCTTATTACATACTGCTTTGACGAATAGGCGCAGAGGGTTTCAGGATTTTTTCCTTGCATACCCTTAAAAACCGTGCTATAGTAGTAAATCGTCAAGGAGGCCGCAGATGGATGAACCTGAAGAGAATCAGGACGACCTTGAGATTGAGGTAGAGGAAGAGGAGTCGGAAGAAGAGGAAGAATTACCTGAGGACAACGAGGGGTAGAGTTGGCCTCCGCCGTAACCAATCGGCCGCATGGCAGTCGGAGCCAAGGCGAGAAAGTCCGACAAGGGCTGAGGTTCAGCCGCCTAAGAAAAATAGACAATAGCCCTTGCTGAATTAGAGTGCTAGCGCTGATTCAGACGCGCTACTGAACCAACACCAATACTTGAGTCTCCGGGGATGGCCACCCCCGGGGGCTCAGGGGTGTTTTATGATAAAATTTTTACACAGTTCCCGCTTTCATCTGCTCGCAACGATTTTCTGGGCACTTCTAATTGTGCCTACTGCGCTCTGGTGGCGAGACTCGATTCTTTGGGTCGCCATCATGAGTCTTTACGCAAACATTGTTGGACACTGGTCGGCTTATCAAGCTGCGAGGGCAGAAAAGACCAGTGAGGTAGAAAATTAGATTCTATGCCTGGACTATTTGACAATCTGCACGATGATCAGTTGCACCGACGCTGGGCCGACTGGCGTCCGCAACCTCTTCCTGTGCTTGATGACCGGTTTCACGATATAGAACTTGACTTCGAGACCTATGGGCAGGGTAAACAAGGTGGACTGAAGTGGTGGAACGGAGCTCATCCTTGTGGCTTCGCGATCTACTACGGGGATCGTATTCAATACGTGCCCGTAGGCCATAAGGGGGGCAATAATCTTGACGAGAAGGTAGTCAAGCAATGGGCCCATCGAGAACTGCGCGGAAAACGTATTACAAATCTCAACACCCGTTTCGACGTTCACATTAGTCGAGAGTGGGGCGTAGATTTAGAAGCGCAAGATAACGAAGTTTCCGACGTCGGGCACTATGCTGCACTTCTCGATGATCATCGCTACGAGTTTTCCCTCAAATCTCTTGTCCGTGACTTCCTACCGGACGAACAAAAAGTTGAAGTCGTAGATGGAAAACCTCTTGATCCAGAACGAATGGCGGATTATCCGGCAGGGATGGTTGCAGTCCGAGCAGAGGCTGATGTTAGGCAGGTTCACAAGCTGAAAGATCTTTTCTGGCCTCGGCTGACTGAAGAAGGGCTTCATACCGTTCGTGCTCTTGAAGACCAGGTAATCTACGTAGTCTGCGAGATGGAGAAGAACGGGGCACCTATCGACGTTGTCTTGCTCCATCGGTGGGTTGAGGAATGTGAACAAGAGTATCTGCGGATCCTCTGGAGCATCCATCGGGATACCGGGCTAAAGTTTGAGCCGACTACAAAAGGTTGGGTGACGCTGTTCGGAAAACTTGGTATACCTATCTCTGAGTTCACGGACAAAGGTGCTCCTAGTTTTACTGATGATGTGCTGAAGCACGTTGACCACTCTATAGTGCAGCGAGGACGTCGCGCAGCAAGGCTCAAAAGTCTGAACAGCAAGTATCTAACGAAATACAAAAATTCTGTAGGAAGTGATGGAATACTCCGTTACAGTCTGCACCAACTTCGAGCTCAAAAAGATCCTCTGGATGATCATGACGCTGGAACTGTTACTGGCCGTTTCTCGAGCACTGCTCCGGTCGATGACGAAGGTGTGAATATCCAGCAAGTGATGAAGGTGGCGAAGCAGCGGGTTCTTTTCGGTTATGACGAAGAGGACGACAGTCATGATGATGAACTTTTCATCATTCGTCAGTTACACGTTCCCAGAAATGGAAATTGGCTGTCCGCTGACGGTGATCAACTTCAATATCGTATCTTCGCAAGTTACGCAAACAACCCTAAGATCATCAAGGCATATCAGGAAAATCCAGACCTGAGTTTCCACAAGCACGTTTGGGGGATGATCAAGCCTTATGCCCCTCTAACTTACCGACAACAGAAAGACTTGAACTTTGCAGTCATCTTTGCTGCTGGATTAGCTAAGAGAGCGCTAATGCTTGGATTCATCAGTAAACATGAATTCGAGACTATGAAGCGGGAATATGGCGGTCGTATCCCCCGGGGTCACCCTCGACTTGCCGAAGCTATGCAGATCAGTCAGATCTACGATCGAGAGATTCCTGAGGTGGGACCGCTTCTGCGGAAAGCTAGCAAACTTGCCGAGGAACGTGGTTTCGTAAAGACTGTCCTCGGACGAAGGATGCGTTTTCCACAGAAGTTTCGCCTGCATAAAGCGTTGAACGGTGTTGTTCAGGGCTCAGAAGCCGATATCATGAAGACAAAGTTGGTGGAGCTTCATAAGGAGCGAAACTATACGGGTCTTCTCCTTCGGTATACAGTGCATGATGAGGTAGATGGCGATGCTCAGTGCCCATATACCGAGGAACGGGTTCGTGAGGTCTTGAATCGACAGTCCTTCTCGACGATGCGTGTCCCCATTACGTGGGGTGTATCCACTGGTGAAAATTGGAAGGAATGTGCCTAATGGATAACGCTAAGCGCACAGCCGAGATGAACCTTATTGCAGCCGCTACACAGCAGCTTATAAAGAGCGCAGGGGCAGCGGGTTTAGCGCGGCGTGATGCAGTGGTAGCCGCGCTTATAGGGGTCTTCAGTATTATCCGCGTAGATCGTCTGAACGAAGAAGGGCTGCTTGAAGTCGTTCGTCAGGCAGTGCCAAAACGATGACAGAAGCCGGATTGAAAGATCGTCTTGCGCGCGTGTTAAGAGACGAGCTGAAAGGTGCAGTAGTGTTGAGGCATGAAGACAAGAATACTGCCGGAATACCGGATTTATCGGTGACCTGGCGGTTATTAGATACTTGGCTAGAAGTCAAGTATGCTAACCCAAATCTTTATCATGCCAAAGACCTTCAAAACTTAACCGCGCTAAGACTAGCGATGACGGGTCGTTGTATGTATGTAATCTATCAAGAAAAGCGTGAGGTGAAACGAACACTGATTGTGCATCCTTCATTGGTGCATAATCGGACAATTGATCAGACGCCTGATGAATTTGTGTCTCTGGGCTTCGATCATGGTCTAGTGGTGCAATACATCAGGAGGACACATGGCGATCGCATCAGATAGGAACATCTATCAGGCATCTCACGTAACTCGCGAGGTAAAAGACGCGCTGACGGCAGAGTCACGTCGTCGTTCCGAGGGGAAGCCTGCAAAAGAACGAGTATCCGTTTCCCGTATTATCTTCGAACTTCTAAAGGAAGGGCTGGAACGTCGTGGTTACTTCCGACAGAAGAAAGCAGAAAGGATGTCTGTTGCAGCCCAAAATGCTCGTGTTTGACATGGATGGCGTCATCATCGATAGTATGCCAACCTTGGCGCAACTCGGTGCTGATGTCATCCAGGAAGTCTACAAACTTCCGCGTGAAGAGGCGGAAAGAGCATACCGCATGACAAAGGGCATGCCTTTCCGTCGGCAGGTGGAAAGCTGTTTTGGTAGTCGAGATGGTAGAAACGTCTTAGCTTCAACTATGTATGAACTGAAGCACGCATTGGCCTACCAACAGATGAAAGTGGAACCTGCGGTAGAGGACTATATGTTTTTGCTGAAGAGACGGGGTTATAAACGCGCGCTCGTCAGCAGCACTGAGCGTTACATAATCACCCGTGATCTTCATCAGGTGACTGCACTTTTCTTTGACGTTGTCAAAGGCTGTGATGCGGGTATGGAAAAGCTCGCACAGATCATTACCATAGCTTCAGAAGGATACGCGGAATTAGATGAAATGGTTTTCTTTGGAGATACCCATGAAGACCGACGAATTGCGGAAGCTCTTGATATTCAATTCCGTTGGGTAGACTCTCCATCTAATCTTATTTCTGTAGTGGAGGCTGTGCTGTGAGCAACTGGCAACTGTTCTCTGACTTTGTCCGTGCTGAACTTTCAGCAGGGGGTCCTGATCCGCAAATCGCGTTGATCGTAGACCTGGCAGAGGGCAATACAGATCAAGAAAAAGTTTGGCTAGCCGGATGCTACTGCGCGGTTCACTGCATCCCCTCGGCCTACCTGACCTGGCGTCACTGGCGGCCTGACCAGGCCTACTTCAATTCAGATGGTATGAAAACTTGGCTCGAAGTGAATTGGAAAGCCTTGCCGGTGCGTCCAGAAATGAAATCACATCGGATGCTCGAGAAGAGAACTCGGTGCCTAAAGGACTTCGCGCAGTTTGCGCTAGAGTGGAGTCCGTCTCGGGCAGCAATGAGCTATGACGAACTTTGGAAGCTGTCGCAGAATAACGTCAAATACTACGGTCGCTATATGGCGATCAAATATCTCGAGTTTCTGCGTCGACTCGTCGCGCCGCATTTAGAGATGCCAGACATGCGCGCGAAAGGCGCTTGGTCACCACGTAAAGCCCTTCAGCTTCTTTTTCCCGAAGCTAATCATAACCCTTACGACAACAGCTATCGATCAGTGAAAGATGCTGACTGGATGGTTGATCAAGTTGTGACGCGTTTCTCTGAAGAAGGCATCACTGTCAACAAGTTCCAACTTCAAGTGCTTCTGTGCGAGTTCAAGGAAGCACTTGCCGGAGGCTTTTACCCTGGAGGCACGCACGACGAGGAGCTTGACTATATGGCCATATCGGCCAAAGGTTTTGATCCTTACCTATTCGGCCCCATCTATCACAGTCGTCGTCGCCTTTTCTCCGAGGAACTCCTCGGTGAGGTTGGGGGCTGGAATGGAATTCGCAAGGAGAAGTTTCAGGTCTTTCGTGGCGCTGCCACGCAGGGGGTGTAATGCGAACTGATGTTGTTATCTGTATTCCAACGAAGCGCAGACCACCACTAAAGACCCTCGATAACTACAACTGGGGGCATCATCGCGTATTTCTGATCGCTGACCCAGAAGTATATGCCGATCATACTCGATACTATTCTAATTTTCCAGGCGTGCATGTTCATCTTGGAAGAGTTGGGATGAGTCCGCAGGTTGCGGTATGCTATGAAATCGCCGCCAAAGAGGGATATCCTTGGTATTTCCGGTTGGATGATGACCTGGAACCTAAGACTTTCATCCACAAAGATGGAGATCACCCGGGGCTACCTGAAGTAATAGCCTATGCTCGGGAGTGTGTCCATGAAACACTCACGACCCTTGCGGGTTTCTCTAATACGAGCAATCGTTACTGGCTTAATGAAGGCTATGGCAAGACCTATGGCCTGATCCATGGTGGTGCTCATATCTGCTGTAGTTCCAAGAATCCAGAAAAATACATCGATACCAGCATTGTTCGTTACGAGGACGTCTACCGTTCCCTCGCACATCGTGAACAAGATGGCGCCTGTGGTCGAGTGAAGTTTATTGGTTTGGACAAGAGTGGGTCTACGTCCACCGCAGGACTGACTTCTATCATCGAAACAGAACAAGATCGAGAGCGGGACATTCAGACAATCCTGGCACGATTCCCCCGAATGGTATCGTGTAATGGTAGTCGAACGATTAAAGCCGGTAAGCATACGATCGCTAACTGGCGATTTCAGCGGGGGTAACCATGGAGCCTTACATCCACACGTTCAGTGGAGTTCGTCTAAATCCGCTTGCGCTCAACACGCAAGACGTGAGGATTGAAGACATTGCTCACCATCTCGCCACGAGTAATCGTTGGTGTGGTGCGTTGAAACAGCCGGTGTCCATTGCTCAGCATTCTATTTGGGTATCCCACTTGTGCATGAACGTGTATGACGGTGGGCTGACAACTGGTTTACAAGGGTTATTCCATGACGCATCGGAATACGTATTAGGTGATATCACTCGTTGGTTGAAAAAGACTCCAATGTTCGAACCATATCGGATGGTGGAACAGCGAAATCAGGAAACGATTTACGAAGCTCTTGAAATCGAATGGCCTGATTCGCCTGTCGTTCGGATGGCCGATGACCTAATGGTGCGCTTTGAAGGGGCATGGGGCCATCATCGAAACTTTATTTGTCATCCGGAGACGTTGCCTCGTTTAACAGATCAAGAGATGAACCATTTTAAGAACTTTCATCCAATGACGTGGAAGCGCGCTCGTCGTGCATTCCTCGTCTACTATGGGCAGTTGACAGATCAAGCAGGTCAGATGAATCGTTTGGCGGATGAATTAGATCAATTGGCCGTAACGGTTTAGACTTGCTTTTACTTAAAAACTGTGCTAAGGTAAGGGGGCATCATGAAGGAAGATATCCTGCGGCAGCTAGACCAAATTCAACAGGAACTAGTTGCTACTCAGGGCAATCTTATTGTCGTGCAGGGCATGGTTCAACAGTTACCTGACGAAACCCTTCAGCCCAAAAACTCTACTGAGTTACAGGAAGCTCTTGTTGCTGCGAAAGCAGGTCAAACAATCGAGCTTCTGCCTGATACTGAATACGTCGGCCCGTTTATTCCTCCGGATAAAGAGCCTGATCAATCTAGTATTCGTATCACCACCAAGGGATTCGTTCCACCAGAAGGTCGAATTGGTCTTGATCAGAAAGTTGGACTCGCTAGGCTGCGTGGAGGAACCGAAAAGGGAGCTTTCCGCTTTGAAACTACTCGGGGTTGGCAACTTCAAGGGCTAGCCTTCGAAGCAAATCCAAATGGTGAGGGTGACATCATCGTCGTGCAGGGTGCAGATAAGGTTTGGCTTGATCAAATCATTATCTCCGGTAATGACGTCTTCGGCCAGAAGCGCGGAATCCGTGCAAACGGTAGTAACTTTCGTCTTTCTCGGTCTTACATTCACAACATTTGGAAGCAAGGCCAAGAATCTCAGGCCGTTGGTCTTTGGGAGAGCGCAGGTGGAATCACGTTGGTTGACAACTTCTTAGAAGCTGCCAGTGTGAATGTGCTGTTTGGCGGCGCTGATGCAAGAAGTCAAGATCTTGCCCCTCGGGATATTCTTATCGAGGGAAACCATCTTTATAAGAATCCAGCGTGGAAAAGTATTAGTGGTCGTGTTATCAAAAATCTGTTGGAGTTCAAGACGGCTGAAAAGATCGTTGTTCGCAATAATCTATTTGAGAACAGTTGGACTGATGGCCAGGTTGGATTTGCTGTTGCATTCACGTGTAGAAATCAAGACGGTTTTGCTCCTTGGGCACGAACGTTCGATGTTGATTTTTCCAACAATGTCATCATCGGAGTGCAGCGTGGGTTCAGCGTTCTGGGTCATGACTACACTCATCCCTCAGGACAAACTGGTAATGTTCGTATTCACCACAACTGGATTGAAGCAGCATTTGACGCTTTTCAGGCAGGTGGTGAAGTAGGCTATTTAGAGTTTATCCATAATACATTCTTCAATTCAGGAACAGCGGTTAAGCTCTATAAGAGCAATGTGTGGCCTGCCTCTGAGAATCTTACGGCTAACCGACCACAAAGATTCGCTGTGGATAACTTCATTTATCGCGATAATATTGCGATTTATGGTGCCTTTGGCGTATTCTCTGAAGGCAGTGGCGCAAAAGGCATTGAAGGAATTCGTCGTGTGACGAACGCCTTCGAGTTTCACCATAGTGCTTTAGCGGGTGCTCCAGCACTTGACTTTCCGGCTGATATCATCCGTCTGCCAGTAAGCGAACATGATCAACAGTTTTCCAATCGACAGTTGGTTGAAAACTCTGTCTATCGGGGTAAAGCCTCAGATGCGGGGGATCTAGGCAAGTGATTATCAACATTCGTGGCACATCAGGCAGCGGTAAGAGCACACTCGTTACTCAGGTCATGAATCTCTACTTGGGAGTCTCTGCTGTTTATACCGAGGACCGTCGTAAACCCTTCGGGTATTACTGTCTGCCCCGAGGGGATGGCGCGAAACCCCTTTGGATTCTTGGCCACTACGAAACAGCTTGTGGAGGTTGTGATACAATCAAAAACATGGACGATGTTTTTGCCTCGGCTGTCGATCATGGTGGTCGTGGCAATAACGTTCTATTTGAAGGTATCATGATTAGTGGCGAATACAAGAGGGCAGTTGATCTTGGACACAAGTTCCCTGCTATTTTCCTAGTGCTGACTACTCCAATTGACGTTTGCATTGAACGGATCAATCAACGGCGTCAGTTGAAAGGTAAAACAGACTCTGTAGTTCCAGATCGAACTGTTCGCCGGATGGGTGAAGTAAATCGTATGGCCGAACGGCTGAAGGTCAATAAACTTGATATGCGATATGTTACCGAGGGGGAAGCTTTTGAGATTTGCAAGAAAGAGTTCGAACTGTGATCATTAACATTCGGGGAACACATGGTTCTGGAAAGAGCACTCTGGTTCGTCGATTTCTAGACGATGTTCCTCGGCTTCTGCCTGACACGATCTTTAGAGAACCCGATCGGAAACGACCTATCGGTTACGGTCTTCAACCTCCCTTAAAATCCAGCACATATCTGTTCATTCCTGGACACTACGAAACAGCATGTGGTGGCTGTGATTCTATTTCGGTTGTAGCCGACACTTATGAGATGATCCGGCAAAATGCTCAAGCAGGCAACCATGTTCTTTTCGAAGGAATCCTTGCCCAACACTCGACTGGCCGTCTTGTGGAACTCGCTCGTGATTTTTCTGTGCTTGTTATTGTTCTCGATACACCGCGTGATATCGCGGCTAATCGAGTTAAACAGCGAAGATTGGAACGGGGCGATGAACGCCCGTTCGACCCGAAGAATGTCTTCAAGGAAGATACTTCCGTTCAAAACTCGGCTAAAAGACTGAAGGCAGCGGGCATTGAAGTCCTTCGTCAGTCACCTGAAGTCGCTTTTGAAACCATTTTGGAAAGGTTTGGCTGGAAGTGAACCTGCCCCTTGCTGATCAGTTCTTTGCTACGGCTCGTGAGCGCTACAATATTCTGATTAAAAAGACGGTTGGGCAACCGAAGCCATGGACTGAGGATAGGATTTTTCAAGCATGGCGGTTCTGCAATGTGCATCGGGAGCATGACAAAACTACCAAATGGCTTGCAGATCATATTCGTAAGCCCTTATGTGAAGAATATAAGGATACTCAGAATCCGGATCTAATCTTGAAGATTGTAGAGGCAACTGTTATCTTTCGTTGGTTTAACCGAATCGAGACCGGCGAAACGATTAAAGATTTGCTCCTCGGGCAGTGGGATAGCGAGGAAGCTCGCCGCCGGTTACAGGGGGTGCACCCTGTAGTAACAGGCGCTTACATTATTAAGGGTCCTGACGGCTATAGCAAGCTGGACGGCGTGCTTTATTGTGTGGATGCAGCCTTGCCCCGGCTACCGGCTATGGTTGCAACCTGGGGCTCCTCATTGCGTTCTGCTTGGGTGGATTTGTGCCAATTGTATTATCTAGGCCGCTTCATGTCCTATGAAGTAGTTAGCGACCTGAAGTGGACGCCCGTGCTTTCTACTGCGGATGACATCTTTACTTGGGCGAATGCCGGTCCAGGATGCGCGAGGGGACTAGGCTGGGTTACGGAATTAGGGCAGCATGCCTTTAATCCAGGATCAACGCTCGATCAAGAGACTATGCTTGAAATTATGCAAGTGCTCCTGGCGATGTCTCACAATCCAGACTATTGGGGCAAAAGTCAAAAATGGGAGATGCGTGAGGTTGAGCACTGGCTGTGCGAATTTGACAAATACAAGAGGGCAGAGCGGGGCGATCGGCTGAAGAGGAGGTATCAGTGAAAGTCCTTGAAGTTCGCAACGTTCACTCAGCCCTTCCGGCGGCGATCGCTCATCTCTTTGCGAACGGAGTATATCGCAACAGCCGAAATGGCCCTGTGCTGACAACTCCGTATCCTGTCTGCACAGTCTACATACATCCATTGGAACGGGTGATTTTTTGGCCTGAGCGGGATGCAAACCCTTTTCTTCATCTGTATGAATCGCTGTGGATGCTTGCAGGGCGTCGAGACATTGCTCCGCTACTGCGCTATACTAAACAGATGAATGAATACAGCGATGACGGTGTGACTCTTCACGGCGCCTATGGCTATCGTTGGCGTAAATTCTTTGCCCATGATCAACTTCTCAAGATTGCTGAAAATTTACAGAATAATCCTGAGGATCGACGATCAGTCCTCCAGATGTGGGACACAGATGCTGATCTATGGAAACCTGGCAAGGATGTGCCCTGTAATCTGACGGCTACGTTCCAACGTGATGTTGATGGTCGGTTGGATCTCACCGTTTTTTGTCGGTCGAACGACATCATTTGGGGTGCCTACGGTGCGAATGCCGTGCATTTCAGCTTCCTACTGGAATACATGGCAAGGAAGATCGAATGTCCAGTCGGGGTATACCGACAGATCAGTGTGAACTGGCATGCGTATCTCGAAACGCTTCGACCATTGGAGATTATTGGGAATCGGTTTGGATTCCATAATCCATATGCTTTACCCAGTTCAGGAAGTGCTTTACCGACACTTCTTACTGGAGATATGGATGACGCGATTCATACCCTCTTAACCCACGCTGATACTGATTTCATGCTATCTCGTCCGATCTTTAAAGATGAGTGCTACAATATCTTTTATCAGGTATTGAAGGCTCACCATTATTGGAGAACGAGGTCTGCACCCGAACGATATGATTTGGCGCTTTCTATTCTTACAGCGCATGCTACCCATCAGCGATACGATTGGATTATTGCTGCTGGAGAGTGGATCGAACGTCGGTTCACAGCGTGGGAAGCGAAGCAAAGAGCCGGGGTTGAATGATGGGTCATTACGACGACCAATATTCAGCGGCTGAACGTGAGTGGCAAAGTAGACAGAACAGACTTCTTGAAGCCGCTGTCGAACAACTCAAAGGCGCCTGGATTAGCGTAGGTCAACTTGGTTCAGGTGATGAGCGCTATGAGCAGGCTAAGCTCAAGATCAAGGAAGCAATTCTCTGGCTGAATTCATGAAGATTCGAAGTAAGCGCCAATTCTTCGAGATGTGGGAGGCGGGCCTTCTTGGAAACCGCACTCGTCTTTGGCGTGATCCGGAGGTATGCGTTCGAGAATGCACTGAACTTGGTATTCATCAGGTGGGTTTTCGCCAGATTGGCCGAACTGGCGGTGGGAAATGGCAGAAAGCTCCTCTTTCCGAGGTCCATGAGGTTGCCGCTAAATGGCATGCCGAGGGGCGTGACTTCATCATGGATGATGGTGCTCCTGATGAATATCGAACACTCCAGGGGGAGCTTTGTAGAACTGAACGAGGATTAGAGGGATTCCTTTCCCTTGGATCTAAACTGCCGATGCGACCTGATATGGTCGCAGGCAATATGAAATCTTATTCTGGCGCAGCGGTTCATGTGCTACTCAATCAGTATATGGATCCACCTTCGCGTGATGATGTTGATGCAATTTTGGAACTCTTTCCGGATGCGGCAATCGAGTTCACTTGCTTTTCCGTCACGTGCGGGGTTCTTAGACGTAATACGTTGTTTTGGGAAGTTCGAGACTACTAATGCGAAGGCTGATAGAGCTCATTCGTCGGTTACTCCAGACAACCGATGTGTCACCATCCTGGCTGATTGAAAATCAGCGAAGGCAATGGTCGGAAGGCATTGAGGGGGTGTGCTGGAAATGGCCGAAAAAATTACGGGAACGGTAATTAGAGTCATTCCACCGAAGGGCTTTGGATTCGTCCGCGGTGATGATGATATCACTCGTTTTGTCCATGTTCGTGATTTCGTGAACCCTCGTGATTTCGAGCGGTTGCGCGAGGGCATGGGCGTCAAGTTCGTATCAGTTGAGTTCAACGATACGAAGCAGAAAAAAGGCAATGGGTTACGAGGCGTAGAAGTGGAGCTGATCACATGAGAGTCACGCGTGAGTTTGCAGACCATCTTCTGGAAGGTCTTCGTAAGGAATTGGACAAGGCAGTAGAAAACAGAAAGCATGCCGAAACGCAAGTCACCAGGGGCACTAAGTCTGTGTCACTCCCTGATGAGGAGTTCGAGCGTCAGGTGGAAGACGGTAGCTTCTTGTTCTCGGTGCATATCGAAGCAGACAAGGAGTAACCGTGGCTCGTTCTGGGAAACCTTACATTTGGGTAACATGGATCACCGGCCTGTTAGCAGGCACGGAACTATGCGCTTATCCTGCGTGGCTGAAAGCAAAACACGGTGCCAAAGGCTACAAGAAAACTGACAGTGAACCACAGGATTGGTCCGAATACCAGCAACGGCATGATCAGATGGTTGCTGACCGCGTTCTTCGGCTTCGCTCCGAAGGCTATGAGGTCTTGGTCGAAGACCAGAACTCCTTCGTTCTTGAAGGGCAGACCGCCAAGATCGGTGGAAAGCCGGATATTATCGCACTCAAGAAAGATCAGAAATATGCGCTGGTAGTCGATGCGAAGTCCGGCAAGGCAAAAGAGAAATACATCTGGCAGGTCAAACTCTATCAATTCGCTAGCAAGCTCGGCCGATATAAAGACTATATCATTAATGGCGAAGTTGAATATAAGGATGCCAGTGTGCCCGTGCCAGATGCAGCCCTAAGCGCTGAGGATCGTGCTCACATCGGTAGAATCGTGCAAATGATCAGTGGAGATACTCCTCCGCCGAAAATGCCGAGTCGGTTCGAATGTCAGTATTGTGATGTCGCCGATTGTGATAAACGATTCAAGGAAGCGCCCACCGCAGCGGACAGGTATTTCTAATCATGTATAACAATCTAGACCCTCTTACTCTTTGGTTTTACTTCGCCACAGTTGGTTGGCTTATTATTACCGGACTGACACTGTTGAGCATTCGTAAGCACACTGTTCGTGTAGCCTGTGCTCTAGAATTCCTAATGGGCCTGAAGAAACTCGAAGACAAACTGAATAAAAAAGTCTAACCGTTTGTCCTTGCATTTAGTTAAAAACTATGTTAGGGTAGGTATATGCAAGTGAAACTGCTCGCGCCAATTCTGGACACTTCCCTCCCCATGCAAGGTTTAACCGTTCAGAGCAGTTACGATGTGACTGCACTGTTACGGTTTTATCTAGCCGAAGTAGAGAAGGGAAATTGGGATCACGTTAAGATTCAAGTGACCGGCTGGCCGTCGGCAGCGTCTTGTCGAAGGAAAGAGAAATAATGGCTTACGATGTAATGCTCGACCTTGAAACGATGAGCAGTCGCCCGAATGCGGCGATTGCCTCCATCGGCGCTGTGGACTTTGACCCCAAGGCCGAGGATACCCCGGAAAGTCTCCGCCCCCGTAGCTACTACGTTTGCGTAGACCTTCGCACCCAGAACGGACGACACTTCGATCCCG